ACCCAAGCGGTCGCCAATGATTTACTTAGACATTCTTTACGTCAATTGGATGATGTTATTCTTCACGTCCATGATGAAATTGTGGTCGAGTGCGAAACCGAACAAACAGAACAAGTAATAAAAAAGATGGAAGAAGTAATGTGTACCCCGCCTGATTGGGCTACGGGGATACCATTGGGTGTTGAGATCCATGCAATGCAACGCTATGGCAAATAAAAGAAAAAACCCCCTAGTGATGAGCTAGGGGGCAAACCTCACGAAAGGTATTACAAATGAACTTCTTAGAATTTATCACAAATTTAGCCCCTGAGGGTGAAACTGCGTTAGTTGTACGCCAAAAACCACAATTAGATGGTAACGGGATGCTGCAAACCCACGCAGATGGCACGATCAAATGCACTTGGCCTGCGTTCTTGCCAACGGCTAAGATCAAACCGGATTGGGCAATTTACGGCAATACAGGCTCGTTTATCCTTGATCGTTTTGCCAATGGCAAGGTATCAGCCTCCGCAGCCAATTGCGAATACGTCCTTGTGATGATGTTAGACGACATTGGCACCAAATCCAAAGAGCCACCTCTTGCGCCTACTTGGATCATGGAAACGTCGGAAGGGTCATATCAGTGGGGCTACGCGTTCAAAGAGCAACCGACTAAGGGTGACTTCACCGCAGCAATCAAAGCTATTGCCAAGGCAGGCTATACCGATCCAGGCGCTACTAATGCAGTGCGTAACTTTCGCTTGCCTGGCTCTATTAACCTCAAGCCAGGGCGCGATAACTTTGCGTCGCGTTTGGTGGAGTTTCACCCCGAGCGTGAATACAACCTTGAAGATATTTGCGTCGCTTTAGCTGTCACACCTGACCCTGCTGATACGGCTACTAACGTAGCCATTCGTCTTGCTGACACAGGCAAGGACTCAGTAGTCACTTGGCTAAACGAGCAGGGCATGATCCTGTCCGCTGCCAATGGTGAGGGCTGGATGGGCATCGTTTGTCCTAACAACGCTGAGCATACTGATGGCAACATCGAAGGACGTTATAAACCCCTGGATCGTAGCTTTTGCTGCTTGCATGGTCATTGCGTGGACTTTAGCTCGCAGATGTTTTTAGATTGGGTCGCTGACAATGGTGGCCCCGAAGTTGATCATGGTTTACGAGATGAGCTATTAGCAGAAAAGATGAATATGGCATTGTCTAAACTAACCCCCAACGAGGTCTATCGTGACACGGCGTCCGAGTTGATTGCAGAGATTGAGCGTAAAGAGTTAGGACGCATTGAGAAGGCTGATTGGTACAAGCGTTTCGCTTATATCCAAGACGATGAGTCCTACTTCGATATGCAAGACAGACGTGAGGTGTCGCGCCAGACGTTCAACGCTCTGTTCCGTCACATCCCGTGCAAATCTATCCACACAGGGCGCAAAGTCGAGGCATCGATCTGTTTTGATGAGAATCGTCAAGCAATGGGCGCGAAAGCGTTGGTCGGTGTGACTTACGCAGCGGGCGAAGAAGTGTTGGTCAGTCGCGATGGCGATCTGTATGGCAATCGTTGGCGCGATGCAAGACCAAGCGTCGCTCATGCTGACAACCTTGATATTAAGATGTGGCTCAACCATTGTGAGCAGTTGGTGCCAGAGTCCGATGAGCTAAACCATATCTTTGATGTGATGGCTTTTAAGGTGCAACACCCAGAAATTAAAGTAAACCATGCGATCCTCCACGCGGGGGACGAAGGTTCTGGAAAGGACACATTCTGGGCGCCATTCATTTGGGCTATCTGCGGTGATCATTTGAAGAACCGCGGGATCATGGATAACAATTCGGTAAACAGTCAGTGGGGCTATCAGCTAGAGTCGGAAGTGCTGATCATTAACGAGCTTAAAGAACCTGACGCTGCAACACGTCGGCAGTTGGCAAACCAACTCAAGCCGATCATTGCGGCCCCGCCCGAAATGCTCCCGATCAATCGCAAGGGCTTGCATCCATACATGATGGCTAATCGGTTGTTTGTGTTGGCTTTCTCAAACGATCCTGTACCGATTAGTTTAGCTAGCCAAGATAGACGTTGGTTCTGCGTGTGGTCAACTGCACCGCGGATGGAGTCAAACCAGGCGAAGAAGATTTGGGATTGGTACCGCGCGGGTGGATTTGTCGCAATAGCTAAATGGCTAACGTCGCGCGATGTGAGTAAGTTCAACCCTAGCGCGCCTCCAATGTGGACTGAGTTCAAAGCAAATTTAGTTGAGCATGGTATGAGTATGGCAGAGTCGTATTTGGTGGATATGTTGAAAAACAGAACAGGCGAATTTTCTAAAGGTGTGATTGGTTCGCCTTTCCATTCTTTGTGCGATCGCTTGGCGGGATCTGCGCCATCAGGGGTAAAAGTGCCTCAGGCTGCGCTACTTCATGCGTTAAAAGAGGCGGGTTGGATTGATTGCGGGCGCGTTAAGTCACGCGATTATGACGCTAAAAAGCACATATTCTGCGCGCCAGAGCTTGCGGACTTGGCGAAATCAGAGCTAAGGCGAAGGATTGAGGAAAGCCCAAGCCCTCAGCTTGTAAGAGTTAAGTAAAAGAAAAGCCCCAATTAAGGGGCTTTTTTATTAGAGGTCAAATACTAGAATAAGTAAGGCGGTTATGCCCGCCACAATAAGGGCTAGGAGCATCTGAGAGCCTCCATCAATTTAGATGGATCTTGGGACTCAAAAAACTCTTTGAGCTTGTCTGTGACTGTTTGCGAAGTCGGCTCATTATCAATCGCCTCTACTAGCTCAATTTCTGAATTGCCATAGTCGCACCAATCCCAATCCAAAGCGTCTGATTCTAGAGCTATTTTCCCCGCCTCTTGCTCAGAATTGGCGGTTACGTTTGCCACTAAATAGGTGTACTGCCGTGTCACTACGCGATAAGTTTTCATTTAAAAATCCGTTTCTCAACTGTTCCGTTAACTTTGCGCGCGAATGTAGTCGCGCCCGCTTTGCTTGTAAATCTGCGACAGGCTAGAGATTCAATCCCGCCCATATAGGTTATGTAGGTTACTGAATACATGATTAATCCTTTGCAAATGAGGCTTTAAAGTTCCATTGTGGGCGTTGTTGTTTTGCGTCTGCTACTGCGTCGCGACAAGTGCGAAACGCGTTTGTAGACCATGCGTACCAAAGCCCGCTTGGTTTTTTGTAATAAACATGAATTTTGCGAGGGTAAACTTTAAAATCTGTTTTCATTTTGTGCTTTCTAAAAAGTGAGTAGCCACGCGCCTTAGGATTTCAAGTGCCTCAATATAGTTAATATCGCCCTCATCGTATTGGGTATAAATGTCGTTGACTGAGAAAAATAGATCGTCTATGGGGTTGGTTTGCATAGTTATGCCTCAGGGTGGTTTGAGTTGAATAGATCGCGCCCTAAGTTGATTAGGATCCGCGCTTGGTTCTCAGTCATGCCTCTATGCTCCGCAAATAGCGCGGGGGTCAGGTAGTTATTTTTAAAGTCTAAATATTGGTCTATTAAATAATCGCGGAAAGTCATAATTTGCTCCGATCTCTGTATGGGGTGTCTAATTCGTAATCATCACATTCAATACCATCAACGTTGTCAAAAAACATGAACCAATCAGGCTCGAGGTCGCATTGCTTGGTGTGGATTTGTAAAGCCTCCAAACACTTGGCGCGGGCTTGCGCCTCGGTGCCAGAGTAAGCCTCAAATGAGAAATTGCGGGAATCGTAATAAGCGCGGTAGATTTTCATTATTTAACCCTTGTAATAGTTAGATCACCGCTCATGTCCGACAAGTCGGCAGTTTGCCCAACTTGTAAAGCCTCAACCTTTTCAACCCCCCATTCGAAATATCCGTTGTCCTCTGTGATCTCTGACATAGTAAGGTTGCGCGTTTCTTGCGTTGCGTAACCCGCGCCCCATGTGGCTACAAATTGCTTTGCCTCCTCTTTTTTAACGTAAGAATTGCCAACACCTAAGCCAAGTAAGCGCGACATAATCGCGTCGATACAATCAAGCCCTAAATAGCAAGCGTTGCCCGCCTCGCCTTTAAAATCCTCAATTGTTTTGGTTGGATTGTCCGCAAGCCATTCGGCTATTTGGTTCTCATCTATTTCAATCACTAAGTTAAATTCCATCTTAAAACCCTCCTAATAAGCCAAAGGCAAGAAACGCGCCAAGAATCGCGCCCATAACACAGGCGCCCAAAATATCCCAAAATGTTGGTTTTTTATCCATTTGTAACCCCTTAAAAGTTCTCGAAAATGATTTCTTTGCCATCTTCAACAAAGGCATACCAAAAGCCATTTTTGCCAATGTAATAGTCAATTGCATCTTTTAACGTCAAGCCCTCATCAAGTTGGATCCCCTCAATTGCGGGATAGGCTTGTTCAAATTCTTCTAATGAACATTGAGAAAAGTCGCAACAAATGCCAATCGGATCATAGGGGATCTGCTCAGGATCCATCGAGTCAAAATAATCAAACAATTCCCCCTGACCCTCATAACTAAAGTTATCGGGGCGGACTTGGTTCATAAAAAAGCGGAATGTATCTTTATTGAGCGTCATAACGATAGCCATTTTTAACCCTTTATTAAATTGCAACGTCATTGAGATATGTAACACCCTTGCGAGTTGCTACGTTTGCGCCTAGGGCGCGTAATCTGCTTTTAGTTGTGGGGGTCGACCATCTGCGTAAAGTGTCAGCGTTTACCATCACCAAACCCGTGCGACTGTTTACGTCTGCAATGTGATTACCATGCAAATAAATAGCACAATTCACATCGTCAATAGGGGTTACTGAGGTGTTATCCAAGCGCCAAGGGGCGCGATTTTGCACTGCTGCGACCATCTGTTTTTCGATTTTTCTCATGTTTTTCACCTTAATTTAGTTTATGAAATGGGATAAATGCACCCCATAAAAAATATCGTAAAGGAATTATTTACACTCGTCAATAGGTTTGTGCAAAAAGGTCACAAATATTTTTGTGGGTCATTTTGTGGGTCTTGTGGACAACGTGTGGACAATCGCGACCAGGCAGAATGACCCACAGTGAGAGCCATATAGAATATGGATTTTTACCTATTTGTGGACAATGTACCCATCTTTTTTAGGTTATTAGATGTAAATCACATATTTGTATATAGGTCTGCACGGATGTTACAAGTCAGCGACTTAAAACCCCTTGTCCACATTGTCCACATGACCCACAAAATCGCGCCCCCTGTATTTTGTTTCCAAGCTTTTTCCTTCCCTTTGTGGGTCATGTGGACAACCTAAAAACAAGTTGTCCACATGACCCACACCCCCTCCCAAAATCAAATTGTCCACATGACCCACAAGCCCCGCGCCCCACACTTGTAAGCTATCAACTAAAAACAGATTGTCCACATTGTCCACATGACCCACACCCTTATAGAATATAGGCTTGCGGGCTATCGCGCCCCGCAAAGCCTTATGCGGCCTGAGTTGTTGCCGGTAATTTCGGCCTCCTGGCTGATAGCCCCCGGGTAGGGCCAAGCGCAACCGCTTGGTGGGGCAGGAGGCTTCACGAACAATTTTTTTTTCTATTAGCAAAAACCAAACCGCCTTTAGTTTTAATTTTTAAATTTTTTTGTTACACTCCCCTCATGTTCCAAAGCTTCCACTACGAACCTCGCAAGCTCGAAGCCACCGAAGCACGGCTCGAAGCCATAATGAAAGCCGCTAAGCTCGGCCTTAAGGGCGACTCCTTGGCGCTAGCAGCCGGAATGACCCCGACCGAATACAGGCAACTCGTGTTATTCGACCCAATTGCCGAATACGCAGAACTCAAAGGGAGAGCAGATGGAGAACGTGAAATGTCAGAAGTCTTGCATCTTGCTGCAAAAGAAGGTGACGCTAAAGCCGCCCTCGCCGTCTTGCAACACCAGCACGGGTGGGTTGCCAAGCAACAGCTTTCAATCGATGTTGAACAACGAATATCTATTACGGCAGCGCTTGAACAAGCGCAATCAAGAGTTATCAACGCTTTGGAAAACCAACCCGCCGAAACTGTAGACTTCAAAGAAGTACCCACAAAAGAAAAACTCAAAGCAGCCTAAATGCAAACTACCCGCTACTCCGCGCAAGATGAACAAGAACTCATGGCGCGGTTATGGTCACCCGCCATCAAGGACAACCCGCTAGCGTTTGTGATGTTCGCCTTTCCTTGGGGACAACAAGGCACACCGCTTGAACATTTTGCTGGCCCACGCAAGTGGCAACGCCAGGTACTCACCGATCTAGCAGACCACATCAAAAAGAACAATGGCAAGGTTGACTTTGACGTATTGCGCCTAGCCATCGCTTCTGGTCGTGGTATTGGTAAGTCAGCCTTAGTAAGCTGGCTAGTCCTGTGGATGATGACCACCCGCATCGGGGCGACAGTCATCGTGTCAGCCAACAGTGAGTCGCAGCTGCGCTCAGTCACTTGGGCGGAGATCACTAAGTGGTCGTCCATGTCGATTAACACCCACTGGTGGGAAATCTCAGCTACCCGCGTCATGCCCGCCAAATGGCTGACCGAGTTGGTCGAGCGCGACCTTAAGAAAGGCACTCGCTATTGGAACTTGGAAGGACGGCTTTGGTCGGCTGAAAACCCCGACGCTTTCGCGGGTGTTCACAACTATGATGGGGTGATGGTCGTGTTCGATGAGGCCTCAGGTATTGACGACTCCATCTGGGCGGTGACATCAGGCTTCTTCACCGAGAACACGCCGAACCGCTTTTGGTGTTGCTTCTCTAACCCGCGTCGCAATACAGGCTATTTCTACGAAGCGATTGAGGGTAGCAAACGGGACTTTTGGCAATCTAGGCAAGTGGATGCGAGAGATGTAGAAGGCACTGACAAGAACGTGTACAACCAGATCATTGAAGAATACGGCGCAGATTCCTACCAGGCGCACGTGGAAGTGTATGGTTCGTTCCCATCAGAAGGCGACGATCAGTTCATTTCATCAAGTCTAGTGGACGAAGCCATGAAACGGGAAAAGTACATGGACGACTCCGCGCCCATCGTCATTGGGGTGGATCCTGCCCGCTTTGGTTCGGACTCCACCGTCATCGCCGTACGGCAAGGACGGGACATCGTGGAGATTCGCAAGTTCAAGGGTGACGACACCATGACGGTGGTCGGTCATGTCATCGAGGCAATCGAGCAGTATCAGCCTGCGGTTGTGGCTATTGACGAGGGTGGACTTGGCGCGGGCGTGGTTGACCGGCTCAAGGAACAACGCTACAAGATACGGGGTGTAAACTTCGCGAACAAGAGCCGCAACCCCATGATGTACGGCAACATGAGGGCGCAGATCTGGGGGCAGATGAAGGATTGGCTTAAGAACGCAAGCGTCCCTAAGGAAAAAACACTCAAGACTGACTTGATCAGCCCACTGATGAAACCAGACAGTAAGGGCGCCATTTTCTTGGAAAGCAAGAAAGACATGAAAGCCCGTGGGCTAGCGTCGCCTGACAGCGCCGACGCCATTGCGCTGACTTTTGCGTTTCCTGTTGCACACCGCGAAAGTAAGGGTACAATCCGCAAATCGACGTATCAATCTCAAGGCGCTGCCTTGAACTCATGGATGGGATCATAATGGCAACTAAACCAGGACTGTACGCAAACATTCACGCTAAACAAAAGCGCATCGCCGCTGGCTCTGGTGAGAAGATGAGAAAGCCTGGTAGTGCAGGCGCGCCCACAGCTAAAGACTTTAAACAATCAGCTAAGACCGCTAAAAAAGGTAAGTAAAATGTTTGAAAAATTAATGCAATTATTGGGCTACCAAAAAATTCAACCACAGGAACAACCATGCCTCTTAAAAAGTCAGCCAGTAAAGAAGCCTTCCGTAAAAACGTCAGCGCCGAGGTCAAAAGCGGTCGTCCCATCAAGCAAGCGGTCGCCATCGCGTACAGCGTCAAGCGCGAAGCCGCGTCCAAAAGCACACCAAAAGGCAAAAGCAAAAAATGAGTCTAAAACCTCTAAGTAACTGTGTTTTAATTCGTCAAGACACAGAAAAGTTATCTGATTTAATAGTTTTACCCCAAAACAAATTATTTAGCGGTATCATAGTGGCAATTGGCGAAGGTAAAAAAAGCCCAAAAGGGCATACTGAACCTATGAACGTCAAAGAAGGCGACCATGTGCTATTCGGTGAGTTTTCCGGGCAAAAGGTCACTGTCGATGGCGAGGAATTGCTTATGATGCGCGAACCTGATGTGATCGGAATATTAAATGGCGTATGACCAAACCTCAATGAATATCGTCGGCAAAGTAGCCGACGTAGGTGGCAACCCCACTACTACCCCAAATGAGCAGTCAGATGTCTTAGCTACAATGCGTCATCGCTTTCAAATGGCGATGTCTGCGTATTCTGAATCACGCGAAGATGAGCTAGATGACCTTCGTTTCATGGCTGGTTCCCCAGACAATCAATGGCAGTGGCCTGCTGACGTATTGGCAACCCGCGGTTCTGTCCAAGGACAAACCATCAACGCGCGCCCATGCCTCACAATCAATAAGCTGCCACAACACGTCAAACAAGTAACAAACGAACAGCGTCAGAACCGACCCTCTGGAAAAGTAATCCCTGCGGACGATAAAGGCGATGTTGAAGTAGCTGAGATTTTTGAAGGTATGGTTCGCCATATCGAGTATATGTCTGACGCCGATGTGGTCTACGATACTGCTTGCGAAAACCAAGTTACTTACGGAGAAGGTTACTTCCGCATTTTGACCGAGTATTGCAACGATGATTCGTTTGATCAAGACTTGCGTTTAGGTCGTATCCGTAACGCATTTAGCGTTTACATGGATCCAATGATCCAAGACCCTGCTGGGCAAGACGCTGAATGGTGTTTTATCAGCCAAGACATCGAAAAAGACGAGTACGAGCGTCAATATCCTGACGCAGCTCCAATTACTTCGATTATGTCCCAAGGCGTAGGTGATTCGTCACTATCCCAATGGATTGACGAGAACACAATCCGTATTGTCGAGTATTTTTACTATACGCACACCCCAACTAAGCTTAATTTGTACCCCGGTAACCATTCTTTTTACGATGGATCTACTGAAGATAAGCAAATGAAGGAACACGGGTTAAAACCTATCAAAACCCGCATGGTAGACGTCAAAAAAGTCATGTGGATGAAGTCCAATGGCTATGAAGTCCTCCAAGAGCAGGAATGGGCAGGCAAATGGATCCCTGTGATCCGCGTAATTGGCAATGAATTTGAGGTAGATGGTCGTATTTATGTGTCTGGCTTGGTCAGAAACGCCAAAGACGCCCAAAGAATGTACAACTACTGGGTGTCACAAGAGGCAGAAATGCTTGCTTTGGCTCCAAAAGCGCCATTTATCGGTTACGGCGGTCAATTTGAAGGTTACGAACAGCAATGGAAAACTGCCAACACGACCAATTGGCCGTATTTGGAAGTTAATCCCGATGTTACTGATGGAATGGGTGCAACATTGCCCCTTCCACAACGCGCACCACCTCCTTTGGCTCAAACTGGTCTTATCCAAGCCAAAATGGGCGCGTCTGACGATATCAAGTCCACTACTGGACAGTATGACTCGAGCTTAGGCGCCACAAGCAACGAACGCTCGGGGAAAGCTATTATGGCGCGCGAGCGTCAAGGCGACGTGGGTACTTTCCACTACGGCGACAACCTGACTAAAGCGATTCGTTTTGCAACACGTCAGTTAATTGACCTTATTCCTAAGATTTATGACACCGAGCGTATTGCCCGCATTATTGGTATCGATGGCGAAGTGTCTATGGCTAAGATTAACCCTGAGCAAGCCGAGCCGGTTAAGAAAATTGTTGACGAGCAAGGTGTTGTGATTGAAAAAGTTTATAACCCTAGCGTTGGTTACTACGACGTAGTAGCTACTACAGGCCCAGGCTACATGACTAAACGTCAAGAAGCTATGGAAGCTATGGCTCAGATTTTGCAAGGCAACCCTCAGTTGTGGTCAGTTGCAGGCGACTTATTTGTTAAAAATATGGATTGGCCTGGCGCGCAAGAGCTATCTGAGCGTTTGGCTAAAACAATCGATCCTAAGCTTTTATCAGCTGACGACGAAGATCCTGCATTACAAGCTGCTCAACAGCAGATTCAAGCAATGGGTCAGGAAATGGAAGGCATGCACCAAATGTTGCAAAACGTGGGTAAATCCATTGAAATGCAAGATTTGGAACGTAAAGATTTTGAAGCGCAAATCAAGCTATTTGATGCTGAAACTAAGCGTTTATCTGCGGTTCAAGCCTCTATGTCACCTGAACAGATCCAAGACATTGTGCTTGGAACCGTACACGGCATGATGGTTAACGGCGATCTTGTAACTGAAATGCAACGCGACACCGCAATGGATATGCAAGAAGAAGAACAAATGGAGATGCAAATGGAGCAGCCACAAGGCCAACCAATGCCTCCTGAAGGTATGCCGCCAGAACAAATGCCACCACAAGGGATGCCACAATGAAAGCGTGTGATTTTGTAGGGATTTTATTCCTAGCTCGTGATGTAACTCATTCAGTTCATTTAAACACTCGTAGCTATTCAAAGCATAAAGCTTTGCAAAAATTTTACGAGAATATTATTGACGTTGCAGACGCGTTCGCAGAGGCGTATCAAGGGCGGCATGGTTTAATTGGCCCAATTAGTCTTATGTCAGCTAAGAAAACAAGTAATGTTATTGAATTTTTAGAAGGACAGCTTGCTGAGATTGAAAAAGCACGATACGATGTAGTGGACAAAAGCGATAGCTCAATGCAACAGTTAATTGATAACATTATCGAGCTATACCTTTCCACCCTCTATAAATTGCGCTTCTTAGCATGACAGTAAAAGTAACCCACTCAACTCCAGCTGACGGCACTTTTAGTTCTCAAGGTGCTATTGCTTGGGATGCCGACCATACTTTAGCTGGTGTGGGAACTATGGCGGAGCAAAACGCCAATAACGTAGCTATTACTGGCGGCGCTATTTCTGGGGTTACTTTGCCCGCGTCTAACATCACAGGTACTTTGGATGTTGGTCATGGTGGTACAGGAGCCACTACACTTACAGGCTATGTAAAAGGTACTGGCACTGCAGCTCTTACCGCTGCTTCTACTATCCCTAACACCGACATCACTGGCCTTGGCACCGCGTCTACTAAAGATGCTGGCGCTGCATTAGGCGTAGCAACATTAGACGCAGGCGGTAAAGTACCAACTTCACAAATTCCTTTACAAGGTGACTTAAATTATCAAGGTACATGGAACGCAACAACAAACAGCCCTACGCTTACAAGTAGCACAGGTACTCAGGGTTACTACTATGTGGTTTCAGTTGCAGGAACAACTAACCTCAACGGTGTTACCGATTGGCAAATAGGTGATTGGGCTATATTTAACGGCTCAGTATGGCAAAAAGTCGATAACACCGACGCCGTCACAAGTGTAAATGGATTAGTTGGCACCGTTGTGTTAACGACTACAAACATCGCTGAAGGCACAAACGAATATTACACAGACGCTAGAGCTAGAGCAGCTATTAGCGCTGGTACAGGTATTAGCTATGTTTCTGCTACTGGTGTTGTAACTAACGCTGCGCCTGACCAAACTGTAGTTTTAACTGGCGGTACAGGAATTAGCACTAGCGGTACATACCCAAACTTTACTATTACCAACACTAGCCCATCATTGGGTGGTGATGTAGTTGGCCCATCTTCCGCTACAGATAACGCTATTGCTCGTTATGACACAACAACTGGCAAATTACTGCAAAACTCTGTAGTTACAGTAGGTGATACAGGAGCAGTTACAGGCGTTACAACCTTATCTGCGTCTACATCCGTAACAAGCCCAATACTTAAAGCTGCCAATTCTGCTGGCGGTGCATTGCAAAATGCTAGTGGAACAAACCAAATCCAATGGGGTGCTGGCGGTGGCGATAATGTGGCTATTGATGTTTCTACCAATTTAAACGGTACAAACGCACAAATTGACATTAGCCCTACTGGTACTGGTCATGTCCACATGAAGCCTAGCGGTACAGGCTCTATTGAAATTGCGCCTACTAATGTAGGAACAATGGACAATATGACTATTGGCGCTACAACCGCTAGAGCAATTACAGGCACAACCGTAACCGCTACTAGCTTTGTAGGCTCAGGCGCAAGTCTTACCAACGTGGTTAATTCTTTATCCGCAAGCACAGGAATAAGCGTATCAGGCTCAACTGGCGCTGTTACAGTAACAAATACTGCTCCTGACCAAACTGTAGTATTGACCGCAGGCACGGGTATTTCAACTAGCGGTACATATCCTAGCTTTACAGTTACAAACACCGCGCCCGATCAGACTGTAGCTATTACTGGTGCTGGCGGTGCTGTTGTTACTGGTACTTACCCTAATTTTACTGTTACGACCCCTAGCGGAACTGTAACTAGCGTAACGGGTACTGCCCCTATTGCTTCTAGCGGTGGTGCAACCCCAGCTATTAGTATTAGCCAGGCTACTACAAGCACAAACGGCTATTTATCCTCTACCGATTGGAATACATTTAACGGAAAACAGCCCGCAGGCACTTATGTTACTTCCGTAGGCGCGACTAGCCCTGTCACAAGTTCAGGTGGCACAACACCAACTATTGCTATGCCAGCGGCTACAGGTTCGGTCAACGGCTACCTAACAAGCACTGATTGGACTACTTTTAACAACAAGGGTTCAGGAACGGTCACTTCTGTAAGTGGAACTTCAGGCAGGGTAACTAGCACAGGCGGCGCTACACCCGTAATTGACCTAGCAACTTCTGGCGTAAGTGCGAATACTTATGGTTCAAGCACTGCTATTCCAGTTATCACCGTAGACACTTATGGCAGAGCAACAACCATTACAACGGCGGCGGTTGCTGGAGGCCAATATTACGGAACCGCAGCTACTAAAGCAATTGCTTACAATTCAAACTCCATTGCGGAGGATATTACTATTTTGGCAAATACCAACGGATTATCTGCTGGCCCTATAACTATTAGCACTGGGTATACAGTAACCGTTGCTACTGGTGCTGTATGGGTGGTTGTATGAACGATTTTTTTAATGGAAAATTCTTTGCAGGCGGATTTTTTACGAGTATTATTGAGGCTGCCGAACAACTTTATGTAAAACTCCGTTCATTAACGGAAAGAGGGAGATTTTAATGTCTATGAACCTAAAAGCAATAACCGTATGTATTGGTTATCAGCAAATTACCGATCTAAGCTCTGCTGTAGGTCTAACTGTACCTAGTATTGATAAAACAGGCCTTAATCAAAAGCCTACTTTTGCATTAATTACTCCTTTGACCGGCAATGTACGTTGGCGCGATGATGGCGTTAATCCTACTGGTTCTGTTGGTATGCCTTTGGCAGCTGGCGTAAATCTTCAGTATGATGGCGATTTAAAAAGCATTAAGTTTATTAACAATGGCGGTACCGCCGAACTCAACATTAGCTATTACGCTTAAAGGTGATATATGGACATTTCTAACGGCTCTGGCGGCATTGATTCAAGCAAATTAATTGAATATTTCACCAAAGATTTTCTTACTGATCTTGGTAAAATGGCTGTTTTGCGCGATGAATTGGCTAAACGCCAAGGTTCAATGACCGCTGTTGATGCAGCTAATGCTAAAGTAGCCGAAGCTGATGCGTATGCACAAAGCAAAAAAGCTGATGCTGACACACTTTTAGCTGACGCTAAAGTTAAAAACGAAGATGCTAAAGCTAAAAAAGCTGCACTTGACGAGCGCGAAGCTAGCTTAACCGCCGCCGAAAATAAATTTACTGCTGACAGCGATGCAAGCATTAAAGAAATCGCATTTAAAGAAGCGTCTTTAGTTAAACGTGAAACTGCATTAGCTGACGCGCAAGCTGCGCTAAAATCCGCACAAGATACATTAGCAACTGATCGTGTTAACCTTGACGCAAGAATTAAAGCTTTACAAGATAAAGTTGCTGCTATTAATATTTAAGTTATAAATCGTACTGGTGCGACACACCAGGGTTTCTAAGGAAACATCGAAATGGACGAAAGTCAAGAAGTAGTACCAGCGGAAGTATCCGCGCCAGAGCAGGTGGCAACGGCTGCACCTGAACCTGAAGTAACAGCGCCGGAAGTAGTAGAGCCAGCAGTTGAGTCTAAGACCTTCACACAAGAAGAACTTGACGCCGCTATTGGTAAAAGACTTGCTAGAGAACAACGTAAGTGGGAAAGAGAACAGGCCGCTAAAGCTGCTGAAAAGCAACTTAAGACCCCAGTAGAAATCCCGCCGATTGAGCAGTTTGCTTCACCTGAAGAATATGCTGACTTGTTGGCAGAACGTAAGGCAGAAGAATTGCTTGCTAGGCGTGAACAAGCTAGGATGCAGTCCGAAACTCTTGAGGCATTTCACGACAGAGAAGAAGAAGCACGGAATAAGTACGATGATTTTGAACAAGTCGCGTATAACCCCAAGCTCCCAATCACTGACGCAATGGCTCAAACGATTCAAGCTTCAGAAGTTGGCCCCGATATGGCTTATTACCTAGGGTCTAATCCGAAAGAAGCCGATCGTATTTCTCGTTTATCACCTCTCCAACAAGCCAAAGAATTAGGGAAAATTGAGGCTAAATTAGCTGATAACCCAGTTGTAAAAAAGACTTCGAGCGCCCCAGCACCAATTGCTCCGATTACGGCAAGATCCTCTGGATCGCCAGCAACAGACACAACGGATCCTCGTGCCATTAAAAGCATGAGTACTTCAGAGTGGATTGAAGCTGACCGCCAACGTCAGATCAAGAAGTGGGAAGCGCAGAGAAACCGCTAATTATTACTTTTAAGGACTTTTATAATGTCAAATTCGATCTTAACCATCGACATGATTACAAGAAAAGCT